GTTATCGATCATATCAATGGCATAAAAACTGACAACCGTTTATGCAACCTAAGAGAAGTTACAAAAACACAAAATGGTCAAAACCGCAAAAAAGCACCAAAAACAAATAAATTTAGTAATGATCTTGGTATTTCTTGGATGGTTAGTCTTAAAAAATGGCGATCAAGAATAACCGTCAATGGCAAACAAATTCATTTAGGAATTTTTGACAATAAAGAAAATGCTTTGTCTGCCTATTTACAAGCAAAAGCGAAATATCATATTGAATCTTAATATGTAACGGTAAATTGATATTGGAATGGTAACGATAAAACACCAGCATTGATAGCAGATTGAAGTATTGGGCCAATATCAGGATAAGCGCCGGGTTTCAATGCAATCAGTACGGCGTGTAATCCTGTAAACGTAACACTGACATCATAAGTGTTATCAATCGGCAGCGGAAGACCATTTACATCTTTTACAAAACGAATGACGCGATTCTTTAACCATTTGATATTGAATTGCGTACCGTCGCCTTTGTAAAAATTCCATGTAATACAACGCTGAAAAATATCATCAGTTGTCAAATAAAAATTTGACGGTCCAATAACGGTTTCTTTGTTATAAGTCTGAAGGTTGTATACGTTGGTGTTGTACTCACCGAAAAATGTATATCCGCCTTCAGGCAATGTTGGTCTTGTTAAGCCATAAATACCTTTTGCGACCCAATCCAAAGCCGCACCGGATTGAACCGTATAGTTAGGCAAATTTAGATTGTTGAACCAATCAAGATATTGTTGGGCAAGATTATTATACGCAGCGACAAATCCCTGAAGATTTTCATCATCAGCGTATTGCTGGTAAAGATAACTTGGGATTATTGTTGTCAGCATCATTAACCCTGAGTAATGACTACTTGAGCATTAGACGTTTCAAAATAACTTTCAGGATCGCCATAATACAAACCTGTACCCGATTCAGGCGAAACTTCATACCCGTTAATTTCTACCGTAAACACCATCCGAGATAGCAATGTCGGAGGAATAATCCCCGCAATCGCAATTTGGAATACGTTTTGCAATTCAAACAAGTTAATCGGCTGACCTACATAAATACTATTAATGTAATTAACAATTGCTGGCTGGCCCAGCTGCGCGACCGCAGTAGGCGAAACATAGTTTGTTGATGTCGTATTCCATACCAATGAAATATTGACGGTTTGAACGGGTGGATTCACAAAAGTAATATTGTACGAATCGGGATAGTCATTAATCGAAACCGTCACATTTCGTAAGTTTGGCGTAACTACGCCGCCGCTTGTCCATGTTCCCTGTGAAACACTATCGAAACCGGTGTAACCCTGAACCGTAACCGTTCCGGGGTTTGTCACTAATGGATAAGTGAAAGTATTCGCGCCGGTACGAGTAAACGTGTATGAGCCGTTATAAGCTGTCGGTGTTACTCCATAAATCGTGCCGGATGATGTACCAGTGGGCAAACCATGAGGGCTGGCGGTTGTGACCGTAACGACACCCGTTGCCCAAGTCATTGAGGATATTTGGCAATTTAAGCTGAAAGTGTTTTCACTTAAAACAATCGCCACAAAATTATTGCCATTGACGTTGGACATACCGGTTTCGCCGGTAATCTGAACCACTTGACCCGTAGCGAAGCCATGATTAAGCGTTGTCGTAACTACCGCAGGGTATGCGTTGGTAATACCAGCCACACCCATCGTTGAGCCAACCAAATTGGCAATATCAAATAATCCGGTAAAAATGGCATTTCCCACTTGGTAGGGATCGCCACCGCCACAAATCACTTCCCAATAACTTCCTTGTTGACGCACTGCACAAAGTCGAGCCTGTACGCCGGGAACCTTTTGCAATTGGGTTTTCAAAAACGTCGGCATTCCTTGAGCGACCGCCAAACCAGCCTGAATAACTTGAGCCTGATAATCTTCTAATGGTTGCGCCGTAGCTCCGGGTAAACCCGCAGTTTGGTTGGTACAAGTTAAAGTTACGCCAGTAGGAACGGAAGTAACGATTTGAGTAACTGTACCTATCGGAACCGCCCATGATCCAGCTGTATTTGCCAAACAATAAAGCGCGACGCTTTGACCGCTGGTTGGAATAATTCCACCATCTTGCACTGTGTATTGGTAATTACCATCACTGACAATAAAACCGACCGGAATTACAAAACCGGGAGAACCCAAAAAAGTAACGTAAACAGAAGTATTTGAGCCAACGCCTTGTTGAACGCCATAAATCTGCCCCAGCTGATTCAAAATAAACGAGTTGGCAGTGTAAGGAGTAATACTATTGAAAAGCTCTACGCGAGCCGAATCAATCAGCGCCAATGCACCTACATCGGTTGAGCTAATATCCTCTATCAATGACCCGGGCAAATTAGCCGTATAGCCCGGATTGCTGGCAGCAACCAAGGAAATAAGTTCTTGTTGCAGCGTGGTTGGAGGAGTCGGCTGCAAGCCTGTCGAATTAACGTCCGTCGTAATGGTCATACTGCCACCTGTTGTTGGATTTTCGTGCCTTGGGTCGTAACGATATTAACATCGTAGGTCGGAGTTGTTGACTGTTGTTTTGTAATTTGCAAACTAGCAAAAAACGGTGAGAATTGTTGTTGCGTCGTCATTACATAAAAGTCAGGGAATACTTGTTGAATAACCGAACGCTGCGCCGGAATTCCGTAATTAGCATAAAAAGGTGATTCACCAAGGCTTAGTTTTAAGCATTGGATTAAAGTTGTGGCGTAACCGTATTCGAAATTTCCGTTTGAATCGGATTGGATTTCTACCCAAAACGTAGAACCATCAGAATTTGTTACTCTGCCATATGTCCTAGCCATTTTTTACCTCGGCAAACGGATGAAATTTTGATTGTGCTTCGCAATATGCGGCATATGCTAATTCAGGCGTTTTATAAATACCAAGATATTTTTTTATTTTTTTTATGCAAATCCATGCAACCCATTTTTTTGATGTTGCATGAAAACTGACACCTTTATAACCACTGGTATTGTTTTTTTGCGGGCCACGATTTTGCAAATTTTCACTAAGTGTGGCTACTCTTAAATTAGATAATTTATTGTCCAATCTATTTCCATTAATATGGTCAATAGTAGTATTAGGTAAAAAACCATAAATATATAACCAAACCAATCTATGAGCGCGATAGGTGCAATTATTAATTGAAATTAAGTGATAGCCTTGATCGTTGATCCAACCGGGGTTTTTACCTGTTTTTAAATTAAAAAAACAACCTGTTTCAGCGTCATAAGACAAATAGTTTTTTAATTCTTGTTGTGTGATTCTCACAATTATTCCTTTATTCCGGTCCAGTTGTTGTGCCACCGCCCGGCTGTACACCACCATGAACGTGACTATCAAGCGAAATACTTCCGGCTGTAACGTCATTGGTAACGTGAACGGGACCAATAAGGTTAACGCCAGTACCACCGCCCGTTCCGGTTGTTTGACTGACAGGACCGTTTAATTCTATCGCGCCATTAAGCGCAATCAAAGGTGAAGTAATTGAAACTTCACTAGAATTCATCGTAATAGTTGAATTTCCAACATTCGCTGTAATTCCTGTCGGTGTCAGTGTTACCACCGCACCGCTATTGGTATCCCGAATAACAACACCATTCGGTCCATAAATTGTCACCGCATCAGGATCAACCGATGACCAATTTTTATTACCAATCGGGAAAAATACTAATGATGTCAAATTGCCGGGATTGCTGAAATCAGCTTTACCCGTTCCCAATCCTGACGCACCGCGCAAGCTCACGCTGGCAGCAAAGCAAACCCCCAAATCGCCCACTTGTATTGGATACCTAATGTATTCAGGCCCAAATAATGGGACGGTAACTTGTGGCAACGTAATAGTGGACGGAGTAATCAAATCAAAAGCTACGGTCACAATCGGGCCGTTCACCTCGACAACGTGACAAGGCCATGATTGACCAGCTGCTTGCAATGCGTCATAAATCTTTCGATCAGTGAAAGTATTGATTGACTGTGCAAACGGGATTTTTTGGTCAATATTATCCATTGCTATGCCGTCGGTAATGTATAGGCTTGCACAACCGTTACCCAGCTATTTGCATCGGCTTGCCTAAACAAACCAATGTGACGCACCATTTGAATATTGAACACGCCTTGAAAGTCCGATACGTTTCGATATTGGGATTGTGATTGCGCTGTAGTAAGAATCAGCCCCAGCGTTGATGACAATTCAGGCATTTTAATTTGACCGCCTACTTTCAGATCAAAGCGCATGACTGTTTTGAATGTCAATGTTTGCGGTCCAATCCAAGTTGGTTGTCCAATCAAATCAGTAAATTCAATTTGTATTGGTTCAGCAGTTGCCGGAACGGTATAGTCAAAAACATTGATGACATTGTTTTCGTAGGAAAGCTGAATGCCGGGATAATTGGGATTATTGATAATGCTTAGACTTCGTGTATTCAAAAACTTTGCAAAATCAGTCAAAGTAAAATTTTGAGCCACAATTGTTTCGGGAGCAACCAAGTTTTCGCTGACGTTGACATTGATTTCCGAAACATTTGGAAACACACTTTGCAAAGTATTTTTAATTGCTACCGAAAATTGAGTGCCGGATTCGCAAGTAAAACTAAAATTGTAAGGGTCTTGTCTGCTACCAGCTGGTTGCAGCATGATGAAATCAAGCGTTTGTGAAGTTCCCTGCCAGTTTCCAAATGCTTGTTGAATTCTCGATTTCATCAAGATTCCGTACTGACTTGGCACAGCTAATGGCAATCCTTTAGCCATTCCGCCTGAAATCTCAATATTGCAATACGTTTTTCCATCAGGGCTTGGGTTGAAGTTTGCCGCCTGTGCCATCAAAGGCAGTCCAACCCCATAGACACGCAAAAAAGCGCCGCCTAACGGAGAATTGTAAACCGATATGGGTAAATCCCATTCCACATTTAACGCGCCGGGAATGGTCAATAATCCAGCAGAATCTGCTGTGCTGGTGAATGTTCCGTTGAATAAAGTACCGCCGTTAAACCCGCTTATTTCCTTTGGATTGCCATCTTGGTCGGTAATTTTGATTTCATAACGACGCATCAAATCACCTGAAATTGTTGTGTCGGTGCGCGATAAACTAGCTGCGTCGTAAAGTAACCAGCAGTCAATGAAATGTTGTAATTAAATGGCGAGCCAATCAAAGGTAACGCCACAATCAGTTTGTTATTCAAATTGTAAATATTGACGTAATATCGTTGTCCGTAAATATTCCAATTCACAATGACGTTATAAACCGATCCATCAAATGTCGCTTGAAAACGAAAATTTGAATTGTTGGTAGGTACAAATTGAATGACATTATTTACTACAGCAGTCGAGCTTTGATTTGTGCTATAGCTCGATGCAGCGCCCTGAGTATTAATCAACCCGCCCAATAACGGCGAAGTAACCGAATTGGGGTTATTGATCGTACTGCTTAAACTACTCCATAAATCGCTCATACGGGTGTTCCATTATTGAACGCCGACATCAATGCACCAAGCGTATTTTGTGGACCTTGAGATACCAAGGGCTGTATGAAATCAAATTGCCAAGCATTTTGTGGCTGCTGGCTGTCAGGCCGGGATACATCAATCAAGTTTGCCAAAATACAATTCAGGTAAACGTAAGATGGTGTCGCAACGATATATGTGCCGCCAGCTTGATTATGCAAATCAAGAGCGTATTTCAATGCTGTAAACGTAATCATCTTTGACACATACCCGCCATTTTTGTTTGCAGGGCAATTCATCAGCATAGATATTTTCAATGGTTTGGCAATGATCGCATTAGCCGCATATTGCTGATTTGCAAATGGATAAGTTGCGATTTCATTTTCTACCAAGGAGCCGCCGGGTAATGGCCTGAAATGACCAAAAAAGTCATTTAGGTTTAATGGATTATTCCCGTTCAATAAAGAAAAACCAAAATTGGCGGCTTCAGTAATCGCAATGATTGGTAACAATGTTCCCGGAATATTCGATGCAAGACCACCCGACAGTATGATCGGTGAAATTTCATAACCAAGCTGATAGACCGCTTGACCGATATTTGTAGACATTACGAAACCCCTAGACCTGTGTAGTATCCACCCGCAGCCAACATATTAACCGTTGTGTCCTGTCCGGGTATCTTCGTCGTTGTTACATTCAGTGCAATTTGCGTTGGATTCCAATTAAGCATTCCAGTTTTTTGCGGTGTAGTAGATGATCCAGCTGGTGATGATCCACCCGATTCCGTTGGTACACCAATATATTTTTTGGTTTCATCAGGAAGATAATTTTTCCAATCGCTGCCATGCGCTGCAATGTCTTTGTCGAGATTGCCTTCGCCCCAATTGTAAGCAGCCCATGCCTTCTCAATATCGCCGTTGTAATGCTTTAACAAATATTGCAGATATTTAGACGCACCTTCAGCGGATTGTTTGAAATCCTCAGGATTTTCTACGCCATACTGTGTTGCCGTTTCCGGCATAAATTGAAATGGACCTTTTGCGCCTTTTGGTGATGGTTTAGAAATCAGTTTTCTATTGCTTTCCTTTTGCCAAATATAATCAAGCGAACCGCTAGGAAGCCCACGTTTGCGCTCCAATTCTTTGATATACATCGAATCAAGCCAAGAGGGTTTCGCAGCTGCCTCTTGTTCGGCTGGTCCACCCGGAGCGTAATATGCGCGGTTTTCCTCAGTCGCTGTTTTGCTTGGCATAAATTTGCCAACAAAATCAACAAAATCGCCAAGCATATCCGCCAATGATGCAAGTTTTTGGAAAAACTTATCAATGTCTTTTTGAAATTGATCGCTTCCCAAGTATTTAGCAAATTCCTCTATTTTCTTTCCAAACGTATCAATCCATTTTGGAAGATCGGGGTTTTTCAAAAATGACGCAACCACCGACGAAAAGCTGTCAGCCAAATGTCCTAATGGTTCAGCAAGCGGAGCCAATCCATTAATGAAAGTGGTTTTGATTTTTTCGCCAGCTTCATTAATCGTGACGCTGAATTCTTGCCATTTTTTAAGAGTTTCATCAATAACGTCAAAGGATTTCAAATCTCGCTGATATTTTTCTTCAGCGTCCTTTTGTTCCTTTTCCGTAATCTGAGCCATGCGCCGGGCAGTTTCAACCGTAATGCCCAACACATCCAAGCCTTGAGCTTGCAATCGTTGCTGTGCGGTAGCAGCTGGTCCTTGTTTGTAAACTTCACCCGCGCGACGCAATAGTTGTGGCAATAGTTCAGCTGCGCTTTGATTTGGATTCAGCCGGTTTGCACCGAATGCCCATTGTTTTGTAACGTCTGTTTGAGCAGCTGACAATGATCCAAGCAAAGGATCAACATCGGCATAGCGACCATAACCGACGCGAGCTGCGCGAAGTTCGGCGGATGACACGCCTAAACCTTGTGACTGACGGCGCAAATCGCCAATATTAGCCGCGAACGATGTCAGGCCAAACAAACCCCCAGCCCCACCCAATAAACCCGCAGCAAGGCCGATTCCTGACCATCGCAAAAGGTTTAAAGTGGTTGATGCTACGCTCTTGCCAATGTTGGCAGTTGTTTTGCCGATATTCTCAAATGTGCGTTGAGTATCTTTGGCAATTTTGTTGATTTTTGATTGTTCGGCTGCGACCTTGGCTTGCGCTGCGTAGATGTTATTCATCGCAGTCGCAGCTTGCATCAAATTTTTGGTGGCAGCGTCAAAACCTTTGGCGCTTTGTTGAGTAGCCGAACCAACCTTACCCCACTGGCCCGGCATCTTCCCAAGTTGTGACTGATATTTTTCAAATAGCGCAGCGAATTCTTTAAACGCTTCGTCGTGGATTTCAATATCAATGACTGATTTTGTTGCCATAGATTGCTCTTAATAAATGCCTTTGACGAAATTCGTGTGCGCTTGACTTGAATTCTATATCAACATCCTCGAAAAACCTTGAAAAACCTTCCCCTGAAACATAATCTAAACAGGCAGCGACGATGTGATCTCCATCTCGCCAGTATTCTCTACCTCTGTCGATGTCTTCAAGGAATTGATGTATTCCGTAGAATCCAATGATGTTGTGTGCGAACCCCATAAGCCGTTGACTGTATCCATGATTCCCTGCACTTGCGCCTTTTTGTTCATCATGGACACGCAAGTAAAAAAAATCAGTTCACCCTGTATCTCCGCGACGGTTTCCTTATCCAATACTTCCTTGTCAATAGCGACCTGAAGTGGAATACTTTGCCATCCCTTTTTACCGGGCATGAATACATTCGACAAACGAATGATTTCATTGACTAAACCATTACCAACACCGCCCGGACCGGACCACAAACCCATGTCTTCAGCGGTTTGCTTTAGCATCAGGTATGCAATTCTAGGCCCAGCAATCGCCCCCAATCCCTGAGAGAAGATTCCGGCAAATGTCTTGGAAATAACCAAGAAATATTGCTCGAAAACATCCCGCGAGATCGGGGTGCTGTGAACGTATATTTGTCCTTTTTCCGATTCAATCGGAATTACCAAGTTCAAAGCTCGATTGATTTTCACTTTTTCCGTCCTAAAAAGTTATCCTACGAAATTAAATCGAAAAGTGAGCTGTTGACGTTGTAGATACCAGCCAAGGTAACAACAAAGCCGGGCTGAACACCATCAAATGTTACATCCCGAACCCCCTTCAGGATGCAATTGACGAGTGCATAGTCACTCAAAGCTGCCGAATCAGTAATGATCGAAATATCGCCAACATTGACGTTGGTTTGAATTTGCGTTTTATACACATCAGCAAGGCTTTGCGATTTCAGCAAGTGCAGTGTCACCGTAGCCATTTGGTATGGTTCGGGTGAAGTTACGCCACCGGTCAAGGTTGGGATAAGCAAACCAGCATCGCCATCAAATGCAATGCTGATTGCTTCCTTTGCCAAGTACGGCGCGGTAATGTTCAAGGTTGCGTTACTCGCAAAGACTACGGAACCCCGTAGCCTATTAAGAGTGCCTTGGTTAATAAGTGGATTTCCAGCCATGATCTATTTTCCTTTATGCGAGAGCGAATGAGCTGACATTCACGTTGAAAATGATCTGAGTGAAGCCGCGAGCAGGTGTGTAAGTGACCGAAAGGCCAGCATATTTACCAATCGCATAATCGCTCGGATTATCGGTCACATAGGTCGTGAAAGGAACCGCCTGAACCGTTACTGGACCCAATACAAGGCCAAATGCAATACCGCTATTCATCGTGCCTTGTGACACTTTTTGCAGCGTATTGATACCGGCTTGGTTGTAGTACAACGGATTAATCGGGTTATTCGAACCGTTAATGATCGCATTCGAAATGCTGATGTTTACGTTGATTTGAACCCAATCCACCGAATACCAGTAAGTGTAGTCGTTGCCATCAGCTGTAACACCCCAAAGAATCAGGGTATTGCTAATGCCGCCTTCCGCACCAGTTCCGATGTAGTTACAGTTCGCAGTACGCAGTAATTGCTGCTGCGCTTGAGTGCCGGTGAATGCCGTAACTCCAACCACATAAGAGAACGCCATTGGCGTGACTTTGTTGGTATTGGAAGGGTTGTAATTCATTG